CTTCCGATCTGTTTGGTGATCCAATAAAAATTGTGTTTGTAGCAAGTCTTTTTGGTGCCATTCCTTGTCTAAAGAACCTCATTACTCTTCTTGCTGCTAATGCATCGTCTGGACCATTTGGTGCAAATTCAAATGTAAATGAGAATGATCTTAATTTTGGTCCATTAAACAACAACTCAAGATTTGGATTGATTGTTGTTCCTGTTCCTCGTGCAATAAATTGTCCAGGATCTACATTGATGCCAATTTTTCCAAGCAAATACTGGGAAATAAATGATGATAATAATAATCCTGAAGGTGTGCCTGACGAAAGACCTTTATCTTTTGTCATAATATCAAGAAATTGACTGGCTCCAGTAAAAGCTTGATTTATTACTCCCCCAACATTTCCATTGAGTGCTTGTTGGGCAAGTCCTAAGGCACCAAAAAATGCAGCAGCTTCTACTGGATTTGCACGATCTTCTCCCCAAGAAACTCCATTAGAAATTGCAAGTTGATTTGGGATTGGTAATTTTACAGTTCCAATAAATTTTTTTACATTTATATTTCTTTCTAATCCTCTAGTAACTATTTGAGCAAAATTTGTTGTTATTTGACCTTGACCTGTTGTTAATAATCGTTCTTGTGGTGCTCTATATGAAAATTGTTCAAATAAAATATGATCTTGTGTATTTTGATAATTTGCATCTTCGGGATAAATTATATTGATTAGTTCTTCACCAGGAGCTATTAAAGATTGTATTGTAGCTTCTGCAGTTTTTTGTAAATCTTTTATTTCTTGAGGGATTGCTACTGGACCCGAATCTGGTAAAATTTCACCTGGAAGATTATCTGCCAAACTTGGATCATATGCGGGTGCAGTTCCTTGAGTTCCTGTCGCTGTTTTAACCGAATTATAATATTTTTCAGTTCCTGCTAATTTAGCAGCTTCTTCCATTTTTGGTAGAACATTTGGTTTCGTTTTTCCTACAACTTGTTTTAATCTAGAAACGGATGCTTGGAAATCCTCATCAAATTGAACTCCTTTTTTTATCTTGTCTATGTAAAGGGGATTATCTGTTCTAATTTCTGTATTTGTGCTTATTTCTATAATTTTTTTAACCTTCAAAAAATTATTATTTGCAATATCTGTGCTATAAGCAACTCTATACGTTTTGCCGTCATATGTGGTATCGAAATATCCTAATGCTCCTCCACCTACAGGTTTTGGCATATTTTTGAGTGCCATTATCTTAAACTCCTAGGATCGACTGGAACTTCTGCACCACGAAAACTTCTAACAAATTCTTCCGCAGACAATAGTGATGCAGATTGCCATTCTTCCATTGCTATATCTATGAAGTTACTTTCTACTTCTGATTTCAAGTATTTATGGAACCCAGTGCTGCCAAATAAAAATTCTTCCCAATTCTGGACACCACTAGATTGAGCTTCTTGAAGCATATTTACTATATCCATTCTTTGATTTCGTGGATAGTAATGTAAATTCATTCCATAAAAAACTTCATTTGAATTGAGAACAATAAAGCAAAGTGGATTTTTATCATAAAATCTTTTTTCTGCTGTTAGTGCTCGATAGCGAAATAGAACTAAATGTCCCACTTCAGGAATACTTGTAATTTTTGATTTTGGAAATTGAGACTTATACTCCAAGATCGTGCTCCGTTAGAATTTTAAATTCCCATTTTCTATCATCACAGTATTCTTTTGCTGCTTCCCACTTTGCCATATTTTTAGCGTATTCAACAACTTCACTAATATATTTTTTTGACTTGCTCTTTTGTGGTGTAGGACCTTTTACTTGCTTTGCTGGTTTTATTTCAATCAAACTTTCTACAATTTTCCCAGACGTATTTTTGTATTTGATATAAAAGTCTGGAAAATACTTATGATATCGATTATCAACTGGAGATTTATAAGGTATCCAAAGTTCTTCCGATGACCAAATTAAAATATTTTCATTTTTATCACAATAATTCATAAATTTTAGTTCCCATAAAGATCTATAAATGATATTTGTGGGATCGCCTTTGTATTTTTTAGGATTGGAAGGTCGAAACTTTCCCTTATAACTCATACATAGTATATAAACGTCTTCTATTTAGATGACTAGAGAAAGTAATTTAGAAGCAACTAGAAATAGGATTTACCTTCCTACATCAGAACTTTATAGGTCTAGTATAAGTAAAACTGGATCTGGTATTGTTCCTGCATTTAATAATCTTTATGATGTGTGGATAGATTTTGGTAGTACCACAACTGACAGTGGTAATAGTTTATTGGGATTTATTAATCAGCATGGATTTTACGATGCTAGATCGACAGAAAATCCAGGAAATTACTTAGCGTTGTTTTGCTCAGAAGCAGTTCTTCCAGGGTCACAAATTCAAACCTCACAAGTTGATGGATTGAGACAAGGTGTATCTTCAAACTATGCTATTTTTAGAAGATATCCTGATATTACATTAACATATTATTCTCAAAAAGATTATTATACAAATGAAGTTTTCAATGCTTGGATGGAATATATTTCACCAACTACATTATCATCTGGTAGGCATGGTGCAAATACTCAACAAAGAAAAAATGATCGTGCTGCATATAAGAAATTAAAATATCCTCTTAGTTACAAGTGTGATATTCAAATCACTGCATTTAGTGGAGATATTCTTCCTGAGAATAATCGATTAAAATCGACTGATAGTGTTAGAAGTTCTGCTAGAATGTCTAGTAGCATTACATATCATTTAATGGATGCATTTCCTGTCAATATTGTTGCTGCTCCATTGGCATATGGTGATGCTGAATTGATTAAAACTGCAGTAACATTTAAATACGATTATTATTATACTGATAGAACTTCTAGATCTTTTGATACTGATACTCTTGTAAGATCAGATTTTGGAAAGAACGTTAGAAATCCATTCTAAATAAAGACAATGATGTGAATTTTTATGCCATTACCTAAGGTTGTAACTCCTACATTTGAACTAGATCTCATTTCAACTGGTAAGACAATTAAATATCGTCCATTTCTCGTTAAGGAAGAAAAAGTTCTTCTGATTGCACTTGAAAGCGGTAATGAAAAGGATATTTTAAACGCTGTAAAGGATGTTTTAAAATCCTGTGTTCTTACTCGTGGTGTAAAAGTAGAAGATCTTCCTAGTTTTGAACTTGAATATCTTTTCTTGAATATTCGTAGCAAGTCTGTTGGTGAAAGTGTAGAACTTCTAGTTACCTGCACTGACGATGGAGAAACTCAAGTTCCATTGTCAGTTAAAATTAATGAAGTAAAACTTGTTGTTCCTGATGGACATAATGATCTAATTGAACTTGGCGGAGGATTATTCATGAAATTGAAATATCCTTCAATGCAACAGTTTGTAGAGAATAACTTCTCACTTTCAAAAGCGGGAACTAATTCAGAAAAAATTGATAAAGCGTTTAAGTCTGTAATCTCATGCATCGAACAACTTTATAATGAAGACGAAGCATGGTCATATTCAGATTATACTGAAAAAGAATGGATTGAATTTCTTGAGGGATTGGATAGTTTTCAATTCCAAATGATTGAGAAGTTTTTTGAAACAATGCCAAAGTTATCATATTCTACAAAGATAAAAAATCCCAACACTGGTGTTGATACTGATGTCCTAATTGAGGGATTAACAAATTTTTTCGCATAATGCTATATCATACAGATATGACTTCATATTTTGAAGATAACTTTGCGTTGATGCATTATCATAAATGGAGTTTATTTGAAATTGAAAACTTGATGCCTTGGGAAAAGGAAATTTATATCAAATACCTAGAGAATTATTTGGAGAAGAAAAAGTTAGAGGCAGCACAAGCAGCAAATGCAATTAGTTGAGCCACAAAATCAAATCCTTCCTGGTATTGTTAGCGTAGAGAAGAAGTCTCCATCTCTTACTCCTTTACGTCGTAGGATGGGTTTGGCTTATGATAAGTTGCTCATGGAAGCGGAAGAAAGAGAAGGATCTCTTTCTCCAAAAACGATTAGAACTTTAGGTAAATTAGTTCTAGAGTTTGAACAAGTCAATACTAATCTTGCATCAATTCAAGCACAGATTAGACAAGACATTCGTGATAAGAAAAGATATTTTGATGACGAGAAAAAATTATACAAGAAGGAAGAAGAAAACTTAACCAGTTTACGTGGATCATTCTTTGATCTGAGATCTAAGTTTGCTGGAATATCTGCAGCTCTTGCTGGTAAAGCATTACTAGAAGGTAGATTTGGTGATGCTGCTGCCAATGCTGGGTTTGCAGTTACTGCAATGCTCCCAGAGATCGTTAATATCGCTTCTGGACTAGTTCTTTCACGAATGGCACTTGGTGGTATGGGACGTGCTGCGGCAGGTGCTACCATCGCCCGTGGGGGTGGTGTAAGAATGCCTGGTATGGGCGGACTGGGTATGCTTGGACTTGCAGCAGCAGTTCCTCTTACAATGGGTGCTGCAGATGTAAGAAGACAAGAATTAGTAAGAAGACAAACTGGATCTGCTGGTATTAGTCCAGACGATGTAGATAGATTTCAAGCGACAGTAACTCGTTTTGATGCAATTTTATCGCAAAAAGGTGGTGGAGGAAAAGCACAAGAACAACCAAAGGTTGCTGTAGAAGAGGATCCTCGTGGTAAAGATGATAAAAAACCACCACCACCATTAAAAGCTCCATCTGGAGATGTGTTTGCTGGTGATATTCTTGCAGACACTCCAGAAGAAAAAGCATTGATTGCAACTGTTAGAGAAACAGAAGGAACCGCAGGTAAAGATGGATATAGTACGTTTTTCGGTGGTTCTTTATATGGTGGTGATTTACGGAAAAAAACCGTCGCTGAAGTTGCTGAGTTGCAAAAAAAATTCCTTAGAGAAGGTAGAGGTAGATTTTATGATGCTGGAACGAAAACATATAGACAATCTGGTGTTGTTGGTGCTGGACAATTTAAATATCCAGAACAGATTGCTAGATCTATGGGAATGGATCCAGCAAAAACACTATTTGATGAAGCGTTTCAAAATAGTGCAATACTTTATTCTGCAAGAAAAAAAAGAGGTGTAGATCCAAGCAAACCATTAACGCTTCAGGATATTCAGGCATTAAATCCAGAATGGTCTGGTCTTGGTCCTTACTATGGACAAACAACAAGAACTATCGAACAATCTTTAAAATTATATCAACAAAATTTAAGAGAAGCACAAAAGGTAGAAACTAAACCAAAACCAACAAGAAAACCTCCATCAGAAGATCCAAGATCTCAGAGTATGCAGTTTATGAAACCTGCAGGTTCTGATATTTCTTTAATTACAATTCCTGGACAACAAAAGGTTGCTAAACCACAAGGACCAAAAACTGCTCCAGCTTCATCTGAAGTTGCATTCAATACAACTTTTGAAAGTGTTGATAGATTTACTTCTAATCTTATTCTAGGGGTGTATAGTTCATGAACTTAGAACAGGTATTAGCAGTTGCTGCATCCAATAAAACAAATAGTGTCAATCTTGAAAAACTATTTGC